AGCGAGCCTCTTCTGCTTGAATTGGCGGCGCGCGTCCTCGTCTCCGTAGATGTCAGCCGCCTCCTTCGCCTTGATCATCATCACGGCCAGCTCGCCCCAGCTCATGGTCGCAAGGCTGTTCCAGTGGAGCCCGATATGCCCGGAGTTGGCAGCCGATGCCGTCGCCACAAAGGCGCCGCGTCGGTTCGCCTCGAGGCGGGTGGCGTTGTTGTCGGGGAGTCGCTCCTGGCATGAGGCGCATTCGTACGTCGTGCCGGTGCTGACCTTCTGCAAATCCCAAGAGCCGGTCTGCTTGGCGTCGTCAGGGAATCGAACCTGTTCCCATAGGTAGGGCTGAAGGGTGTCGCATTTGGGGCAACGGAAGTTCCAGTCGCGTTGATCGGTGGACTCGTGCAGCTGATGGAACTCCTGCCCTGCCCGTCCGCCCTGGCTCATGAAGATGCGTTTGCCCATCCAGCCGAACGCAGTCACGCGCGCGCTCAGTTCGGCCAAGTGTCCGGGCGGTGCCATCCAGCACTCGTCGGCGATGGTGTAACGCAGGGACAAGCGCTGAAGATTGGACTCATTCCACAGGCCGCGACAGTAGAGCGTCATGCGGTCGAAGTCCGTCGTCGTCGAGCGATCCATGTCGTCGACAGAGATGCGGGCCTTCACCGGCGGGCAGTTGTTCCAGACGGGCCGCATGTAGCGCAGGGCGAAGTCCTTAGATTCCGCATCCGTGCTTTGGAATACCGCGGTGGGGCCGGGAGCGTTGGCGATGATGTGACAGGTGAACAGACGGGCGAAGAGCGACTTGCCCGATTGGATGCTGGCGAGGACGGTGAGCATCCGCGTCTCAGGGTCGGCGGCGATGCGCAAGGCCTCCGCGATCCACGGCGTGCGCTCCGATCGGAACGGCCCGGGCATCGGCGAGTCAGGGATGGCGAGCACGTTCTCCTCCAACCACTCGACTACGTCGCCGGAGTCGGACGGACGCAGCACGTCACGGCCTACGCGGAGGAGGTCGGTCTTATTCATAAAGCCCTGCCTCCTTCAGGAGACGATACAGCTCGTCGGATAACTCAGACCACTTCCTCGGCTTGCGCTTGAACGGACGCGACGGCTTCGGCATCGGCTTGCGCCTGGGCTTGGGCTTACGCTTCGTCATTGGCGGAGAGGTCGGCCTTCGTCTTGCGTACCCAAGCCTCGAGGGCCTTCACGGCCTTCGCCGGGTTTTCGGGGTTACACCCTTCGGCCACGTCGAGGGCCAGCTTGTCGAGGCGGTTGACGACCTCGCCCATCAGTTGACGCATGGCCTCCGTCGCTTCCTTCGCGGCGATGTAGTCCTTAGCCAGGATGAGCCGACGCTCCTGCTCTTCCTCGAGGGCGACGAGGGTCTTCAGGCTCTGGTTGTATGCGGTTTGATACTTCCCTTGATTGGGGTCTCCGCCCTCCATCGACGCAAGCCACACGCCGCGGGCCCGACCCACGAGCGCCCGGTGTTCGCTGATCGTGTCGGCCAGCGTGCCGTCGTCGAGCTGCGCCGGCGCGGCCTTCGGCGCCTTCGCCTTGCGCTGCTCTTCGCGTTGAGCCCGCCATGCCAGGGCGGCTTCGATGCTGTCAGTGGGAAGGCCTTCGCGTTTGAGCACGCTCACGCGCTGCGGCGTGATGTTCAACGCCGTGCCGATCTCGAGGTTGCTGAGTTTACGCGTCATGGCCGAGTGCTGGAGTTCCCCCGTTTGCTGTTTTGGTCAAAACCTTCGTTTCCCCTCGTAAAAAAGAGGGGCAGGTGTCGTCCAACGCGGCGGAATAAGGCCCAAAAGAGATTCCTTAGGGGGGTTGTCAGGGGTGCCGACGCTGATACGATTGAACGCTTCCATATGTAAACGAGGGTCAATCATATGTTATGAGCGTATATGACTGGGGTTAAACGTCACGCGCATCTTATCACGCTTGGAGTTGCAATGAGGGAACAAGCCGTGGGCGTCGGAGTTGACGGACAACTGGATTGCCCGGGCCCGCTTGCGCATGGCCTCATGGCTCTTGCCGTACATGCGTGCAATCATACGCGAGGACAGACAGCCGGGAAGACTGAGCGCCCACCTGATCAGCTCGACGTGCCGGCGGAAGTAGAAGTTATCCGACATGGCCAGGGCATCAATGAAGGCCTTGAGCATCACGGCCACTAGGTCTCGACTGATGAAGGCATCGATCTCGACGTGCTCATCGGTGCCGGTGTTCATCCAGGCGGTGTGTTCGTCCTTCACTTTGAAGACGTGGCGAGACTGCACCATCTCGCGGTAAGGCAGTACGCCGGAGTTACGCATCTTCTCTTGCACCTTCTTCGGCTGAGAGAAAAACCATGCGTCGAAAGAACGTGCCTCTTCCGCCGGTGCGGTCAGGTCATTCAGTCGGGCCTTGGTCATTCGTCTCGGACGGTGCAGAAGGTTTTGACGGGGGCAATGTGCAAAGGTTGGCCCAGGTGTTTGACCTCGGGATGTATTCGATGAGTCCTAACAGGCGGAGGCGTCTGACCAGGGAGTCGCGTCTCATGCGCCGCTTCTTGCCCTTGCGGTGATAGGGGAACATCAGGAGGTGCTCGTCGAGCTGCGCGGGTGTCAGGGTGGTCGGCCATGTGCGGACGGTCTCGAGAATGACGGTGTTGACGTCCTGACGGATCTCGGAGGCCCGGGCGGTGGCCTTAGCCTGGGTGGCCAGCATCAGGTCACGCTTGTTCTTCCAGAGCCAGCGTCGACGGGCGGTCAGTTCGCGGCGGATGCGTAGGAGGTTCAGTTGAGCCGGGGATAGGGGACGGCGTGGGCTCATCTCGGGTAGGTGCGGCTTAATTTATTTAATACGCCCCCGTGCGCCAGCAGAGGGGGTAGCGTTATTAAATACTCCCCCTGTGGGAGACGGACTTGCATACCCTAGCGACGAGGTCATGATTAGAGGAAGGAAGGGGGGCTTTAGGGGTCTGGGGGTGTCCTACCCCTTACATGGACTGAAGACGCCCCAGAGGGCCCTTAGCGGGGCGGGAATCGGTACGCTGGGGGGCAGGGTCGGCGGTGGCCGTGGGGGCGTGTTCCCATCGGAGGACGCCTTCCTCTTGGGAGTGCTGAAGGTAGATGAAGCCGGACTTCGAGCGGTTGCCGTCCAGATCGGTCAGGCCGCAACGGGAAGCGCGCTTGGAGAAGCCGAACTTGTACCGGGCGGGCTCGCCCTTGGTGCGGTACAAAAAGCCCGCGTCACGGGCGAAATTAGTCCACTCGGCGCTCCCAGCTCCTAGGTAGGCAAGTTGGGACGGGGTCATGCTGTCCAGGTCGTCGGCGGACTTGGGCTTTGTCGTGTGGTGCATGTAAATCATGGCGGCCTTGGTTCGCTTGAGGACAGGGTCGACTTGCGTGCGCAGCCAGTCAGTGGTCAGGGACTGGTCAGCGATGTCGAACCCTGCGTAGGCGAGAAGAGGGTCGACCCAGACTACCTCTGCCCGGTGCTTGATGATTAGGCTCTCGAGGAAGGCGGGAAAGGCCGTGCCCATGTGCTTAGTGTCGCGGACGATGGCGATGTTCTCCTTGAGCCGTGCGCGTTCGCTTTCGGTCATCTTGCACGTCGCACCCTGCCAGGCTTCCGCGATGTCGCCACCGTCGTTCTCTGCCTGAAGGATGAGCGTCCTCAGGGGACGCACGGGAGCGAGGCCGAAGGTCGACTGCCCCAGGGCCCACGAGGTCGCGATCTGCATCATGAGGGAGGACTTCCCCGTGCCGGAGAAGCCGACGATGCTGACCGCGTAACCTTCGCAGAGCCATCGGCGGGCCTTGCCGACGAGGACTGTCTTGTCTTCGAGCGGGTCGAAGTTGTCGAGGGCGTCTAGGTCGAACCATTCGCCGGTGTCCTTCTCGCGCTTGGAGGCCTTGCGCGTCTCGGCGAGGCGGGCATAATGGTCGAGCAGGACGTCGGGGTCGGTGGCGTTCGCGACGGCAACTGCGGCCTGACGCAGCAGGGCGGTGCTTGTGATCAGGTCGACGTGCTCTGGTCGATACTCGCCGAAGCCGGAGTCGCTGACCAGGAGCGAGACGGCGGCGGCCTCGACCGGCGACTTCATCTCGCGTAGCTTCTGGCTGACGGTGTGCTCGTCTGCCCGGATGCCGTCGACGGCTAGGGACAGGGCGGCCGAGTAGATATCGGCGTGGGCGGGCTCGAAGAAGTCCGACGGCTTGAGCTCAGGGGGAAGGGGGAGAGCATCACGGAGGAGGACGCCGATGAGATGGCGTTCCGCGGCGACGTTGTTCGGCGGGATCATGAGAAGAGAGGAGGGGAGGGATGGGGGCGTGGATGCCCTGCGTCAAATGTTTTAACGGCAGACCCGGTCAAGGTCTGACTGGCGGTAGTAAGATACGCTCCGGGGGTTGCGGAGGATGCGGACAGGGATTGAGGTGCCGTCGATGCGGTATTGCACGCCGCGGACGGTGCGGTCGTGCTTGCGTGCGTACTCGAAGAGGGTGACCCATCCCTTGGGGGCCTTGAACTTGCCGGCGGCTTCAGCTGCGGCCTGTGCCTCGGGCCAGGTCTTGCACTTGGGTGACAGCCGATAGATGAATCGACCTCGGCTGGTGGTCTTCCGTTCCGCGAGGCCGGCCTTGACGATGCGGTCGAGGGGCAGGGAGACTCCAGCGCGGGTGTTATAACCTAGGGCGCGGGTGACATCCTTCGTCTTGACCCAGCCTTCGGGGGTGTCTCCTGCGTTGATCGCGGCGACGAGGGCGTGGGCGTCGAAGCGCTTCATCGGGCCTTGGGCGTGTATACCTTGAGGTCAGTCGTCCAGACCCAGCGGGAGCCGACGCGGTGGACGAGCCAGACCTTCCAGTCCTTGCCGTCGACCCAGCCGGCGGCGAAGCCTGAGCCCCAGCGGGAGGTGGCTAGGCGGTGCGACGCGTAGGCCATGGCGTCCTTCTGGCAGAGACAGCCGGCGGAGAAAGCGGCGCCGCCCTCGGCCTTCGTCAGGTTGACCTGGGCGAGCGTGTGGGTGTGCCCGTGGATCAGAGCGCCTCCGCGGTCAGCGTAGTGCTTACCCTGCTCGGCGGTGGCGTTCAGGCCGTGGGCGTAGCCATGGATGAAGGCGACCTGACCTAGGCGATAGACGCCCTTCTCGGCGTGGTAGGGCAGGATGGTCTTCGCTCCGCAGCTCTTCGCGGCCGTACGGATGCGGGCTTCGAGGTCGGCGCAGTAGTCGCGTACCAGGGCGGAGCCTGAAGTATGTTGAAGGGCCTGTGCCCGGTGCTCGTGGTTGCCCATCAGGTAGACGGTGGGCTTGGTGCGCTCGAGGAAGGCTTCACCGGCCTCGATGTCGGAGATGAGGGACTCAGCGCCTTCGGCATCCTGCCCGGCTCCACGGCGCAGGGATCGGAAGTCAAAGCAGTCGCCGAGGTGGACGCGCACGGTCGGCTTGTAGTCCTTGATGAACTCGACCAGGGCCTCGACGGCGTTCTCGTCGGCCATGTCCCCGTGGTTGTCGCCGAAGGCTACGAAGCGGGTCGGGGTGCTCATTGGTTTAGGTGTGGGATGGGCTGGCCTTTGTCGTAGGCCGCGAGCATCTCGTCGCGGTGGCGGCGTGCGGTGTCTAGGTCTTTGCCCAGGTTGTGGACGATGTTCGTCTTCCGCCGACGGATGCGCAGCCACCAGCAGTCGCCGAGTTTCTGGAGATGGTGGTTGGGGTTGTCGGCCTTGATGTAAGCGGGCTTGTCGTTCCGCCCGGTGCGGGTGTATTTCGGACAGGCCAGCAGGAAGGCGATGCGCTCGTCGGTCAGGCCTGAGCGTCTGGCCCAGGCTATGCGCTCATCCATGCTCAGGTCGTCATTCATGACTAGAGCCTCCATGTCTTCGCGATGTAGCGGCCCTCCTGCATGATCGTGTTGCGCGAGTTAGGGGCGAACGTCAGCTCGAGGTCGAAGGCGTGCTTCTCGCGGATCTCGAGGATGCTGTCCATCTCCTCCTGGTTGGCGGGGCCGATGCCGGCGGTGGCGACGTAGATCGTGCGCACCTTCCAGCCTAGGTCGTGGAGCACCTCCTGGCAGACGGCGACCTCGTTGGCGTACCTGAGGTCAGAGCAGACGACAGTCTCGGGGGCTACCTCATCCGGGCCCATCTGGATGGGGCAGAAGTTCGCAAGGTTCTTCGCAAAGATGTCGACGTCGAGCGACCGGGCGAGTTTGCCGGCGGCCACGAGGAAGTCGCGGTGCTGGACTTTGAAACGCTCGTCGTGGAAGTTGCCCTCGAGGTTGAGGGACATCAAAAAGTCATTCCCGGCGTCTTTTAAATAATCTGCGAAGTTGACCTTGCGGGACGGACGGGTCGACCATTCAAGGATGCCCGAGGCGAGAGTGTCCTTCCCCGCCCTTGCGAAGCCGGAGATCAGGACAAGGGTCGGGGCGGACATGGTGGTCATGCGCTGGCTTGTGCCTTGCGCTGGGCTTTTGCGATTCGTGTGGCGATGCGGGTCTGGCGGCCGGAGAGCCCGAGACGACGACGCACGCGGCGGAGGTTAAGGTCGGGCGCCTTGAGCAGCGCCTCGACCAGGGCCTCGCGGATCTTGGCGAGGTTGTTCATCAGTAGGGGACTTCGTCAGGGCCGGGGAGGTCGTTGACGACGGGCTTCTGGCTGCCCTTCGGGTACGTCAGCTTGTACTTGTACTGCGGCTTCCCGTTATACTCGCCGGAGGGCTCGGCCTCGACGCCGAGGAGGCACGTCTTGCCACAGGCCGGGGTGATGTACTCCATGAACTCGGCGGGGGTGGCGTCTAGGCGCAGCTCTTCGGTGAACTTGCCGGAGAACTTGCCGACGAGCATGGCGAGAGGCTTGCCCCATTTCGAGGAGAAGGACTTGCTCAGGCAGTTGCCCTGGTCGTCGAGGAAGAAGAGGCGGCAGGAGACGGTGCCGTCTTCCCATGCGCGGATCTTATCGAAGGCGGGCTTGATGAGTTTGAGTTTATAGGTGCCTGCCGTCTCGATAGACTTCAGGGGCTTGCGGTCGTTGTTGGGTTCCATGTGTTAGGCGAAGTTGATGGGGGCGGCGGTGGTCGTGCTCTTGATGTCGATGACTTGAATCTCCTGAGTGTAGGACGGCCAGACGCGGGACTCGGTGCAGGACTTGTAAAGGGTCACGGCCTTCTCGAAGTCGGAGATCGCGTAGGCCATCAGGTCGGGGCCGATTTCAGCGATCGCCCACGAGAACGGGGGTTCTTTCTCCACAAATAAAAATCGGAAGCCGAGAGGGCGTCGGCCCGTGGCGAGCTCGTAGACCAGGCGATACCAATAGGCCTGCAGGTTGTAGCGATAGGATCGGATGCTCTTGAGCATGCCAGCGGGAGTCGCTTCACCGAGGCCTGTGGTCTTGATGTCCCAGAGATAGTCACCGGCCACGCCGTCGATGGCGGCCTTCAGCGGGACGCCGCAGTAGTCGACGTGGTACATTACTTCTGTCGCGTCGAAGACGACGCCGTGAGTCTTCAGCGCGTGGCGGGCGGACGATGCGACGAGATGGCCGAGGGCGGACTCCTCATAGTCGAGGATGGTCTTGCCAGCGTTGGCCGTGGCGAACTCAGCCCAAACGGCCTTGCCCTCCTTAGTGCGCCGATCGCAATCCGGGGCGGTGACGTAAAGGTCGTCCAGGGTGTGCGGTTCGAGGACGGCCGAGTGAACAAAGGTGCCGAACTTGAGAGCCTTCGTCTCTTCCTGGGGCGTGTTGATGTAGGTCTGATAATGCGCCGGCGAGGTCAGGATGTGCTTGGCGGCGGACTGGTTGAACGCCGGGAAGGCGCGGTATTCTTTGCGGTCGTGGATTTGGGGCATATGTGTGCGGGTTTGGTGGAAAGGTTCAGAGGGCGGCGTCGTCGTCGTTCGGGCCGTGCTCTTCGACGTGGGCGGAAAGGAGGTTGCAGAGGTCGATGGCGTTGTCGGCGGCGAGGGCCACGCGGTCGAGCTGATTGCGGAGGACGCGCTCGTGGGCGATGACGGCCTTGATGCGGTCATAGATCGGCTTGATGTGATAGGCCTCCTCGATGTTCTCGACGTCAAGGCGCTCGAGTTCGGTGGCGGCCTCGTTGATGGCGATCTGGAGTTGCATCAGATCAGACCCGGCGAGGGTGACGGATTCTTCGGGGGTCGGGCGGAGGGCGGAGACTTCGCCGGCTAACTGATTGAGGATGTTCCTCAGGTATTCGCGGTTGGTCATTTGGTAAAGGTAAGTTCTTTAAGCTCCCCGTTAGGTGCGAGCGTAAAGAATCGGACGACGGAGCGGGAGAAGGAGGGGTAGGTCTTGCGCTTCCAGGCGTTGAGGTCGGTCAGGAAGTCGGCGTGTTTGCGGGCGGTGAACTCGACGTAGGGGAAGCCGTCC